ACTCCTGCAGCGGCTGGTTGGTCTATTAAACCTAAGTCTTAATACAAGGATTCATAATGCCTACATACGTTGTTACAGCTCCTGATGGTAAGGAGTATGAGATTACAGCACCTGAAGGGGCTACACAAGAACAAGTCCTAGCTTATGCACAACAGAACTACTCTAAACCTCCTGAGAAGCCTCAGCGTAGTTTAGCTCAAGAGACTGGCAGACAATTAGGTCTTACAGCTAGGGCTGGTATTACAGGTTTAGCTTCACTTCCAGCTATGTTGGCTGAACCTGTGGCTGCAGGTGTTAATCTTATAGCTGGTAAGCAAGTGATGGCTTCACCAACTCAAGGCTTGCAGAATGTTCTAACTGCTGCGGGTCTTCCAGCTCCTGAGACAGGACTTGAAAGAGCTGTGCAGACTGGTACTGCAGCGATGGCAGCGGTTCCAGCACAGGCTGTTATGTCAGGTACTTCAGCAGCATTGGCTCCATTGCGTCAGAACTTACTACAACAGACAGCTGCTGCGGGAGCTGGTGGTATGGCTGGACAAGCTGCTGCAGATGTTGTTCAAGAAGCTACTGAGAACCCACTTCTAAGTGCCATAGCAGGTATTGCAGCAGGTACTGTTGCTGGTGTTGGAGCTGCTAAAGGAGCTACAGCTGCAACTACAACTCGTGAACCTCTCATAACTCTAGATCAGATTAAGCAACGTGCTCAAAGATCCTATGCAACTGTAGATCAACAAGGTGTGTTCCTTAAGCCTAAGAGTGTCTTGGATAACTTTAACAATGTTGAAGCTGCTCTAGTTAAGGAGAACTTCAATCCTAAGCTTGATGCACACAAACCTGTTGCTCAGGTGCTTGAACAAGTTAGAGAAATGGTAGGAACTCAACGAGTTTCTTTCACTAAGTTAGAGCAAATGAGATCAGCTCTAGTTGATTTAAAGACAGCTAAAGACTCAGCAACTCGTAAGTATGCAGGACAGGCTGTATCTGAACTGGATAACTACATTACTAAGCTAGGTGCTAAAGATGTGTTAGCTAGTCAAGGTAATTTAGGCACAGCTGTTAAAACTGTACAGGATGCACGTAAGGACTGGCGTAACTTGTCTCGTGCAACTGTCTTAGAAGATGCTTTGAATGTTGCTGAAGCTCGTGCCTTAGATCCTAAAGCTTCTGAGGGTGAGCTGATTCGTAGACAGTTAATTAACCTAGCTGCTAATAAAGATAAGATGAGATTCTTTTCAGAGCGTGAGAAGAATGCTATTAAGAGTGTAGCTTCTGGGCCTGTAGGAGATCCTTTATTGTCTTTGGTAGCTCGTCTGAATCCTGAGCGTAGTGCTCTCATGCAAGCCAGTACCGTAGCAGGTTCCTTTGCTAATCCAGCAGCTGCAGCTACAGTGGCAGGTCTAGGTTATGGTGCAGATAAGCTTCAAGGTGCTTTACGTCAACGTGGTGTAAATAGACTTATCTCCGATGTAGCATCAGGACAACTTCCACAGATTCCACCTAATATGGCATGGCGAGGAATGTTGTCAGGTATTCCTCAAGAACCACAACAGTAATCATAATGAGAAAGCTAATAGGTATCCTACTAAGCCTAGGACTGTTAGCCTCTACTCCCTCCAGCTCCTCTGACAACTGCAGTGTACGTGAGTTCTACGGCATAGCCTACACAGTACATAATCCTACTGAGCGTCACCAACAGATGTCTAGGTGGCTTACAAACCATCAAACATTGTGTAAAAGTTCCGACATGGTGGTTATATGGAACAATCTGAGTGAATGGGCCGGAAGTGCAGATAGTGCAGAACTAAGGCACAAGGTTATTATTGCTTACAAGAATGCTTTAGCGAGGGAGGCTAAGTGATTACCTTAGATAAGCTCTATCCAATGGTGGAGCCTAAGCAGGGTGTAGAAGCTATGGCCTTTAATAAAGCAGTAGAGCGTGTACGGGATGAATATAAACAAGCTATAGAAGCTAATAAGATTGAATTAGCTACTCTTCAGTTAGAGCTTGAACTGTATAACAAGAAAGCTAGAGTTCATCAGATAGAACTTCAAGTATTTAACAAACCCTCAATAATAGACACATACGCATAGGAGATTGATAATTATGGATGATGTGAAAAGTAAACTAACTTTCTATGTTACTTTCATGGTTAGTTTTACACTATGTCTATCAGTGTTAGCTATGATGGCTGCATTTGTCTTAGGCTTATGGGCTAAGGAAGTTGATAATGCTGAGATATTCAAGCTATTATCTCCAGCCTTCCAAACCATTATCGGTGGCTTTATTGGCCTACTGGCTGGTGTGAAGTTATCACATGATGACGATAAGAAACATTGTAACAGAGGAGATTGATTATGTTAGAGATGCTAGGTGGTGGTCTATTAGGTAGTATCTTCGGAGGTCTATTCCGAATGGCTCCGGAAGTTCTTAAGTGGTTAGACAAGAAGAATGAGCGTGAGCATGAACTTAATATGTTCAAGTTCCAATGTGACTTAGAAGCTCAGCGAGGACAACAGAAGTTAGCTGAGATAGGTGCTCAACGTGAGGCTGCTATCGATACTGGTGTCATGAATGCCTTTCAGTCAGCCATTGAGCAACAAACTGAGATGGTTAAGGCTGCAGGTGGCTGGGTAGCTTCTCTGTCTGCCTCAGTACGTCCTGTGGTGACTTACTGGATCTTAGGTCTGTGGAGTTTCATCCATGTATGGTTGTCCTACAATGCTTGGGTATCAGGAATGCCTCCACTGGATGTCTTTAAAGTCATGATGTCAGCTGACTTTGCAGCCTTGGTATCAGGTACTTTGAACTACTGGTTCCTAGACCGTACACTGGCTAAACGAGGTCTGTGATTATGGATCTCAGCATTGCAGCTGAACTGTGCAAGAGGTTTGAAGGGTTTAGAAGTAAGCCCTACCTCTGTCCTGCCAATGTAGCTACGATAGGCTACGGTAGTACATACTATGCTAACGGTACTAAGGTAACTCTGCAGGATGCTCACATGAGTGAACCTGAGGCTGCAGAGCTTCTCTTGAAGGAGCTTGAGCATACTTACCTGCCCGGTGTCTTAAGATACTGTCCTATTCTAGCTACTGACAACAAGAAGCTTAATGCCATTGTTGACTTTGCCTACAATCTAGGTGTTGGTAGACTACAAAGCAGTACCCTTCGTAGGAAGATTAATGCTCAGGAATGGGATGCAGCTAAGGAAGAACTACTGAAGTGGAACAAGGGTGGCGGTAAAGTACTTGCTGGCCTTGATAAACGAAGGAAAGCTGAAATAGCACTATTCTAAGTTTCAAACTTACAATTACAAGAAAGAAGCCCCAAAGGATTACTCCTAAGGGGCTTTTTAGTTACTATCCTTGTATATCTGTCACTTCATGCTGATTAATCAAGGATAAATGCTAGGGTTATAAATCCTATGTGTAAGTAGATGACTTGGTTAGCTTCCTCTGACATCTTATCATTCTCATCCATGATATAGAGTTCATCAGCTTCTATGCCAAAGACTAAACCAGTCTTGAACTCAAAGTCAAGTATCATATCTCACACGCACCAGCGGTACAAGCAAGAGTCTGAGCACCTTCAACATTGTCAGTGCCTTCAACCAGTTTGTCCCAATCGATACCAGCTGGCATAGCAGCAACCATTGCATCATACTCTTCTTCGGTCATGGCCTCATAAGGAGCTTGTCGGTATGTTCCACCATCCATCGGTAAGAAGCTCACACCTGTAATCTCATCAAAGTTATTCCACACCCATGCACCAACTTCAGGCCACTCAGTCTCAGTCACTGAAATAGTCACTGAAGGCTTATGCTCACAGTAATGACGCTGGAACAGTAACCACAAGCGCAGGTGCTTGATAGCATTCAAGTCTTCACGCAGTACAGCACCCTTCTCAACTCGCATTGGGAAGCTAAAGATAGTTGTGCTATCGGGTTTCATCACACAAGCTTCAGACGGGAATCCTTGAGATTGCAGGAATGCAGTCAGAGGGTCTTTGTTATCAGATCGTACACGACGAATAAAGTACTGACTGTGCTGAGGATGGATGCCACTAGCAGTACCGGTAAGCTGCGAAACCGTGCCTTCGGGTTTGATGGCAGTAATGGCAGCACTACGATTAATCCCAATAGCGTCAGCCAGCTCAGCATTAGTATTGATAGCCACATTCTTCAGTCCTTCCAAAATAGCTGGTAGTTCAGCGTTATCAGGGTCATTTAACAAAGCATTGTCCAAGATACCAGTCATAGACACACCCAGCAAACGCTCATCTTCAGTGTTTGTCTGCCACACCTTACGAAGGTACGGGAAGTTAGTCATCGTCGATTGAAAAGTCCCCAGAATAGTAGCCAAGCGCACTTTATTCCGTAGAGTGTCCACACTATCATCGCTACGAACAATAACAGAAGACAGATTACAGAATTGATAAGGTCTAAGGATAATCTCACTGCAAGGGTTTGTGCCCCACTCTTTACCCAATTCCCTACGTCCACTCTTAGCTGCTTGAAGTTCACTTGCATAACGATTAAAGATACCTCGCTCTCCAGAATGTGATTCATAAATGCTTGACCACTCACGCATGAACTTACCTACGTCAGGCTTAACTTCGTAGATGGCACTGTTGTTAGCCAAGGCACGTTGACCATTGCCGTCCCACCAGTTACCAGCTTTAGCGTGAGCCATACGGTCATCACTCAAGTCTGACAGGGAGATCATTGCTGATCGTCGTACACCGCCAACAACCACGACCTCTCCGACCTTACATAGAATATCGTGTGCTTCAAGCGAGGTGAGCTTCCGTCCAACCGCTCTACGGAACTTTGCAACCACATACTTGAAGAGGTCAACGAGGGGTTCTGGCCCTGATGCTCTTCCACCGAAAGTCTTGAGTCTCGCTCCTGCCGGACGTACACCCGAAACATCCCACTTAGGCACTTCTCCAGCGTATAGCAAGGCAATGACTTGTCGTAAGGCTTTAGCCCATCCCTCTTTGGAGTCCTTAACATTAATGACAGTGCCACTATTGTACAACTCAACTGGAATCTCAGGTAACTTAGATACATACTTTTGCTCCACACTAAAGCCTACACCAGTACCACACAGGAGGATGTACATAGCCTCATCAAAGGCTTTGGGATCATCAATGGGTAGGTATGAACAGTTATAGCCAGCTACGTTCTGACGCTCTAAAGCATCTCCAGCTGTCATGATGCTACGCATTGATGGCACTACTTCAAGGTTAGTCACAGCAGTCTGCAGCTGTTCACGCATTGCAGTACTTAACGTGTAGTTATGCTTGTCTTGCAAGTGCTTGGTCATGAAGTCAAAGTAGCGATTCACAGTCTCAGGCCAGTGCTCTCTCCGGCCTTTATCATCCAAGTAGCGAGAGTAGCGGCTCTTGCCAATGTATTCTTGGTATGGTGTCATAATAGTTGTCATTTAGTCTAGTTCCTTTATTAAATATTCTTGTTTCTTTTCAATCAAATCATCAAATCTTTCGACAAGGTCATCACTCTGGAGTCCTAACAGTTCCACAAGTGTGACCTCATCCAAACGCTTGAGAGCCTCTTTCAGTTCTTCAAATGTTATGTTTAACACGCTTATCAATCTCTCTGTCAATGTACCATTTAGCCTTCTTCAGGTCTTCAATGGCATCTTGCTTAAGGTCACAACGCCAGATGTACTTGATTGCATTGCCCAAATTAAAGCCCATGTGTTCTGTAACTTGGATACATTCAATACCTGAGGGATGTTCTGTGTAGTGCTTAGGCTTATGGATATTGTCAGTAGCCCATTCACTTTGGTCTGAGTCAACCCACTCTTTAATGGCTTCACTGAGAGGTTTAGCTGCTTCTCTAATGAAAATGCTACGATTAACCCACTTGTCATAACCTTCACAGCCATTGCAGGGGTGTATTTTACCATCTAGTTCACTGTAAAAGCAAGTTCTACATTCCTTTTCAACCATATTTCCTCCCTAAATATTCAACGCTTAAGAACATCTCATCGAAGTGTCCGTCCTGTACTTCATTCATCATTAGTAAGCCACGCCAATGGCGGTTACTTAGTTGATCCATATAACTCTCATCGTGTAGATAGTAAGAGCCAACGATGATAGCACAAATAGGCTTCCCATCAGCACGCTTACCATAGGCAATTTGCTTTCCTTGTTGATGTCCTGCAACACAAGACATGTGAAGCTTGTTAATGATAGCACTAGCAGCACCTGCTGGACGTCCCATTGCACCAACAGGCCAATAATGGTTAAAGCCAACACCATTAATGAACACAGGATGAAGAAACCCATGTACTTCCCAATCTTTCTCATACTCAAGATCCTTTGTAGATATTAAGCCTTCGAGTGTAGGATTGTTATTGACAGCCCTATCGATACGGTTCTCATGGTTGCCTAGAGTCATCACCATACGAGGCTTATACACCTTGTGCTTAGATTCCTTCTGAGCCTTCTGAGCTTCCCTCAAAGGAGCCAGTAACAACTTCATGGCCTCCTTAGCAGCTTCAACGTCCTTCTTGTAGCGCAGACCTTCAAAGTACTTACTACCTTTGATGTCGTGGCTACTAAGGCTTGGCATATCTGCAAAGTCACCTATGTTAACCACCACATCAGGTTTGTAATCGACAATGGCTTTACCAGCCCATGTCAAGTGCTCTAAAGGTACACCCTCTTTAATCTGACAGTCCGGGATGACTAAAATCTTCAATGTCTTCTCCTTTAACAGTTAGTCTGTCACCTTCACGTATACCAGCTTTGATGGCCTCTAGGATACCAAAGCTTAAGAGTGCTTGAGCTTCATCAGGAGTCAAGTCAAACTGGTATGTAGCATCACCATTCTCATGCTCTTTAATCAGATTTACGTTCATTTTCAGCCTCCTTCAAGAACTCTTGGGCAT